CCCCCGGGGGGGGGGGGGGGGGGGGGGGGTCTTGTGTATCACCTGCAGGTCACAGGCCGAGGCGCTCGACCGCCTTCCAGAAGTCCCCGGCGGTCACGGACTGGTAGAAGCCCTGACGATTCAGGGTGATCGTTCCCGTGTTCATGTCGAGGGCCTGGTACCACGCGAAGCAGCGTTCCACCAGCTCGTCGACATCAACGTCGGCGTCAACGGTGAAGCCGAGGGCGTCACGGACTATGCCCCGCACCTCCTCAAGGGTGGTGAAGCGGGTGGGCTCCCCGGTCAGCTCGATAACCTCGGCCAGGTCCTCGGGGGTGTAGATGGTTTCCATGGGGGTCTCCTTCATTGAGTTGCAGGGGGCTTTTCCCTCCTGACACCACTAACTATAGCCCGCGCGCAATGCTAAGTCAAGACGTGGCGACGTGATACCCACCACAAGGATATAGCCATGGCCCGCCGCCGATGCGCACACCCACAATGCCCCGCCCTCATCCCACACCCCGGCCCCCGCTACTGCCCAACCCACAACCGCGAGCGCGAGCAACAGCGAGGCTACTCGACCGCGCGCGGGTATGACCGCCACTACCGGGCCGCCCGGGCGCGGGCCGCCCGCCTCGTCGAGGCCGGCCAGGCCGTGTGTTGGCGGTGTGGCAAGCCCATCAAGGCAGGCGAGCCGTTCGATCTTGGTCATGACGACGAAGATCGTTCGATCATTCGCGGACCTGAACACGTTTTTTGTAATCGCAGCGCCGCAGGCAAAGCGGCGCACAAATACGACCGAACCGAAACGGACTGACATGTACACCCCCCAGGGGGGTGGCCCCGGAGGGGGCCCCGTCAGACCGCCGGTGAGGGATGTAAACAGTGCGGAGGGTTCAAAACCTCCCGCCCGCAACCGAAAAAGCCGCCCGGCGCGACGCCGAGGTGGCCCTGCAGGCAGGCGCGACGCCGGCCAGCGAGGAGACCGACCATGCCTTCCGGTGGAGCGCGCGCCCGTAGTGGGCCGCCCGTCAACCCCAACAGTGCGCGAAGCGACGCGCGCGGCATCAGCTTCCGTCAGCTCGGCGGCGTTCCCGCCACCGCGCCCGTCCCCGAGTTCGCCATGCCCCCCATGCAGCTGTGGGAGACCCTCCCGAACGGGGGCCGTCGTTTCCGCAAGCTGGCAACCGAGCTGCGCTGGAAGCGCGAACTCGAACTGTGGGCGTGGGCGTGGAAACAGCCGCAATCCGAGGTGTGGCGTGAACAGCCGTGGATGGAGTACAGCGTCGCGCAGTGGGTGCGCCTGGCTGTCACCTGTGAGGAAGAAGGTGCGAAGGCGGGCGACAAGACCGCGCTCCTGCGACTGGCCGACCAGATCGGCCTCACCGCCTCGGGCCTCGCCCTGCACCAGTGGCAGGTCACGACCGGCCAGCCCGCCGACCATGCCGAACCCTCTGAGCGCCCGGCCCGCCGCCACTCGTCCCGCGCCCGGCTCGCTGGCATGACCGTCGTCGACGGCGGCAGCGATGGCGCATGACGAGTACGCGCCGCCCCCGCTCGCCCTAGACTTCAACGCCAATCACACACTCGGTTTCCTGATTTCGGATTGGATCGAGGCCCACTGCCTGGTCCCCTCGGGTGTCTATTTCAACCAGCCGCTCGTGCTGAATGGCTGGCAGCTCTACTGCAACGCGAACCATTACCGCATCAAGGCCAACGCGAAATCGGACCCGCACCGGCTCGTGGAACCCTTCACCTACCGGCGCAGCCTGTGGGTGGGGCCGCAAAAGTCGGGTAAGTCACCGCTCGCGGCGGCGGTCGCGCTCGCGGAAGGCGTGGGGCCCGCCATGTTCGCGGGCTGGGCGAAAGACGGCGACGTTTACCGCTGTTCAGACCACGGGTGCGGGTGCGGCTGGGAATACTGGTACGAGCCAGGCGAAGCCATGGGCAGGCCCCGTGACAAGAGCCTGATCGCCCTCCTCGCGTTCGCTGAGGACCAGACCCGAAACGTCTACGAACCGCTACAGGCCATGATTAAGAGCGGCCCGCTCGGCGACTTCGTACGGGTGCGCGAAGGTTTCGTGCGTCTCCCGAATGAGGGGAAGATCGTGCCCGTCACGAGCGCGGCCCGCTCGAAGCTCGGCCAGCCCTTCACGTGCGCTATCGCGGACGAGTCGGGCCTCTACACGCCCCAGTCGGGCGTGCTGAATACGTGGCAGACGATCCGACGCGCGGTCGCCGGTATGCAGGGCCGCACAATCGAGCTGACAAACCCGTGGGACCCCATGGAGGACAGTGCGGCGCAGCAGGCATACCAGTCGAGGGCGCGCGACATCTTCAAGTTTTACGAAAAGCCTCCCCTGGACTGGGATTACACGAAGAAAGCGGATCGCTCCAAGATTCACCGCTTCGTGTATGCCTCGTCGCCGTGGGTTGACCCCAAGGCCATTGACGCCGAGGTCGACGAACTCATGGAAACCGACCCCACCCAGGCCGAACGCTTTTTCGGCAATCGGCTTGTGCAGGGTAAGGGCTCCTATCTCACCGAGAAGGTCTGGGACCGTCAGACCCGTGACACCCAGCCCGAACCGGGGTGCGAGATCGCCCTCGGGTTTGACGGCTCGCGGTCGGGCGACTGGACGGCGATCCGCGCCGAAACCGTCGACGGCCTGCGATTCACCCCCACGTACGGCCCCGACCAGCGGCCCACCGTGTGGAACCCGGAGGAGTGGCCCGAGGGCCGCATCCCTAGGGGTGAGGTTGACGCGGCGGTCGCTGAACTCATGGATCGTTACACGGTTCAGCGGTTCTACTGCGACCCGAGGCACTGGGAAACCCAGATCGACCACTGGGAACAGCTCTACGGTGACTACGTGGTCGTGCAGTGGCCCACGAACTCGATTACCCGCATGTTCGCGGCGCTGGTGCGTTTCCGTGAGGATCTCGCCGAAGGCCTCACCACCCACACCCCGGATGAGACCGCGAAGCTATGCGCCCTGCACGCCCGCAAGGTCGCCAAGCCGGGCGACAAATTCATCCTCGGCAAGCCCGCCGAGCACATGAAGATCGACGTTCTCATGGCCGACATTCTCGCCCACGAGGCCGCGGCGGATGAGCACGCCGAAGGCTGGGAGCCCGGCGGCGCTATCTCCTTCGCTTGGTAAAGGACACACATCGTATGACTGACCAGATCACCCGCGACGAGGCGCAGCTCCTCGCCGACGCTGAGAACGCCCTGAACGCCACCGCCCCGGCGGACAGGAAGCACCGCGCCTATTACGAGGGCCGCCAGACGTTGCAGCACCTTGGTCTGGCCCTGCCCCCGTCCCTGCGCACCCTCGAAACCGTCGTCAACTGGCCCCGCGTCGTGGTTGACACTATCGAGGAGCGTCAGGACGTGCGCGGCATCATGGTCCCCGCCCATCCCGAGGTCGCTGAGGATCTTCGCGCCATGATCGACGCGAACGACTTGGCCGCCGAGCTGTGCAAGTGGAAGCGTGACCGTCTGATTTACGGGCGGGCCTATCTGTCCGTTGGCGTCGGCGACCAGGAGGGCGACTACCCCATCATTTGCGTGGAATCGCCCCGTCAAATGACGGTAAAGTTCGACTATCGCCGTAAGACGATCACGCACGCGGTGCGCATCGTGACCGACCAGGCCGCCGACGGCACGCAAACCCGCTACGCGACGATCTACACGCCCGACACCACCACCACGTACGCGACGGTAGGCGGCGCGTGGCGCGTCGTGGACCGTGACGAGCACCACCTAGGCATCGTGCCCGTGATCCCGTCATTCAATCGTCAAATGACCGGCGAAACGACCGGCCACTCGGAGATGGACGACATCATGGGCGTGACCGACGCCGCCGCACGCGCCATCACGCAGATGCAGGCCGCCCTAGAGACGAACGCGGTCCCGAAGCGTATCATCATGGGCGCCAAGCGCTCAGACTTCGCAGACCCGTCCGCATGGGCGAATTACCTCAACCCCTTCGTTGCCCTACAGAACGCGGGCGCGAAGGTCACGCAGCTTGCCCCCGGTGAGCTGTCAAACTTCCACAGCACCATTGAGCTGTACGGGAAGCTCGCGGCCTCCCTGACCGGATTCCCCGCCCGATATTTCGGCCTCATCACCACCAACCCGCCCGCTGAGGGCGCGATTCGCGCCGAAGAGTCAAAGTTGGTGAAGCGTGTGGAGCGGGTCAACGCCGAGTGCGGCGCGGCCCTCTCTAGGGCGCTCACAATCGCGGCGCGCATCATGGGGCATACGGTCCCCATGGGCGCTGTGAATGTTGCCTGGCATGACCCGGCGACCCCGACGTTCAGCCAGAAGGCCGACGCGTTGCAGAAGTTGGCAGGGGGCAAGCCGCTCATTAGCCGCGAGGGCGCATGGGACGAGCTGGGCTGGGATGACGCCCGTAAGGCGACGGAGCGCGCGTACCTGCGCGAGGAGGAAACCGACCCCGACCTCCTGCGACTGCTGGAAAAGACCACCCCCGCGCTGACCGACGACGACCTGGACGCCGCACATGGCATCGATCCCGCCCGCGATTGAAGCGCATTACGGGCTGGTCCGTGAACAGGAGGCCCGCGCCCTCGCCACAGCCACCCGCCACTGGCGCAAGCTCGGCCCTAACTGGATCGGCCCGGCGTGGGCAGAACGCATCCCCACCGTCGCCGCCGCAATCACCACCGCACAGCGCACAGCGGCGGCCAGCGCCCTAGTCAGCGGCGCCCTCGCACTCGGCCAGCAAGACCAATGGGCCGCGCCCGACGGCCTCGTCGACCCCGACGCGTTCGCCGGCACCACCGGCGACGGACGCCCCCTCGACACCCTCCTCAAGGTACCCGCAATCACCGCCCGCACACTCATAGCCGACGGCGTGGAACCAGCCCAGGCGCTCGCGGCGGGGGGCCGTCAGCTTTCGATGATGGTCCTAACGGAGATCGCGGACGCTGGTAGGGGTGCGGCGGGCGTGCAGATCGCAGCCCGGCCACGTGTCGGGTACGTGCGGATGCTGAACCCGCCGTCATGCTCGCGGTGTGTGGTCCTCGCTGGCCGTTTTTACCGCTGGAATCAAGGGTTTTTGCGGCATCCCCGTTGTGACTGCAAGCATGTTCCGACCATGGTCACGGATCAGGCCGAGGCGTTCGCTGAGGGTCTCATCGACGACCCGTACGAGGCGTTCAAGCGGATGAGCGAGGCCGAGCAAAACAGGGTGTTCACGAACGCTGGCGCGCAGGCCATCCGCGACGGCGCCGACATGTATCAGGTCGTCAACGCTCGCCGCGGAATGAAATACAGGGGCGCTTTCACCACTGAGGGCACCAGCAAGCACGGGTGGGCGGGTCAGATCCTACGGCGCGGGCAGAAGCGCATGACCCCGGAGACGATCTACCGCCTGAACCCGAACCGCGAGCAGGCCGTCGAGGCCCTGCGCGCTCAGGGATACATCACCGGGCGCGGCCAGGTCAGCGGCGGCGCCCTTCGCGGCCAATACGAGGCCACCTATGAGGGCCGCCGCATGACCGCCGCCGAAAAGCGCGTCGCGATACCCGCCCCCCACGCGCAGGCCGGCGCACACTGGCACA